ATCTATACCTCCATTTTGGGATTTTTTCATTTTTCCATAGTACCATTCTATCGTCCTATGTGTACTATAAAACGGACAGTTAGTCCTTGATGGTCTCCAAAATATCCTCGATAGTACAATCAAGGGCTTCGCAGATACGCAGCAAAACATCAGTCTGGATATTATCGCCTCTGCCTAATTTGGCAACGGAGGCGGAACTGATTCCTGCGACTTCCATCAAATCTTTTCGTTTCATATTCTTATCAATCAACATTTTCCAAAGTTTGTTATAGCTGATTTTCATGTCAATCCTCCTTAAAAAGCGTCAAACCAATCGTCGGAAGAAGGTTTGTTGTTGATGGACTTGTCCATCTGCTCTGTAAATTTACGCATTTCATTGTATTCTTTTTTGAGAGGGAATGTATCATCTTCCATAAATTCAATCAGTTCACGGAATCTGTCACGCCTACGCATAAGCTCGGACACTTCAATTTCCCAAGACACACCCTCAATTTCGGGTTCGCCGTGCATATCGATATATTCTGCATCCACCTGGTCAAGTTCAATCGTTTCTGTAAAACACCGAACCTTACCATCTACATACTGGCGAGATTTTTCGATGGAAACCCATTCTTTTCGATTACAATAATCAATAACATCCGGCCATTGCACATTATATAACTCGCCGTTGTGTCGGTGTAGGGTTTCGTTCACTATAAAGTCATACAGATAGGATTCTGGGTCATTTTCGTAGAAATCACCCGGTTCACCTTCTTGGGCGAATATGGTTGAATACATCTCTTCCATGAATGTCCAGTAGCCATTATCAGCATCGCATCTCGCCCATAACCCTTTTAGGAAAGGCAGGAATATATAGCGGTCAATGCGATCTGGAATCATATCGTAGAGCATATCAAAGGTTCGGTCACCCTGCATACGCTTGCGTTGATGTTCAAAGAATTCGCCGATACGCTCCAATTGGTCATCCATCTGATTTGAGAAGAATACGGCACTGAAATATTCCTGGAAGGAACGGTGAATGAAATAATACTTTTCGCCTTCCTTATACATGATGCAAAGATTGTCCGTTAAATCCAACAGGAAATCACGAGCCGTGGCAGTCGTCTGTATTCTTTGGTGAGCAAGCACCTTATTCATATACTCTGTAAAACTTTGAGCCGTGAACTCCAACACTTCTGCCTTATATGTTCTTGCACAGAATTCTGCAAAATAGATAGCAAAATCTTCTGGGGACAAATTTGTATGCATCGGGCGAACATACGCACCTTTTGAAGCATCATGCAGTCGTGCCATTGTTTCGTATGCTTTGGCGTAGAAAATGTGTCTCTTTGCAGGAACTTCACCGTAAGAGGTGTAAGTCATCAGCATGATGGTAAGCAACAGCGGATTGCTTGCGAATTGCTCGTGAGACCTAAACAGTTTTCTATCCAAGTCTTCTCTGAATTTCGCTTTTGCTGCGGGGTCGTGGTATTCCAACTTGTCGATGAGCTCCAGAGCCTTTGCTTTGCTGAAAGGCTCAATCTCACATACAAGGAAGTGACCAAACTGAATGAAATCGCAAGTCGGGCGGGATGAAAGCACAATGTGATTATTTTGATAAGCCTTAAGGAAACTCACAAGGTGCTTTTCAAATGTGTGTCTGAATGCAACAGGGATTTCATCCAAGCCGTCCAGCAAAATTAAGCATTTACCTTTTTTGAGCAGGGGTTCAAAATCAGCAAACTTCAAATCGTGGTCAAACTCATAGGCAGCCTTATAAATGAAATCTTCCATGTTGGCTTCCATGTCTGTGAAATTCTTCAGCGGCACAAGAATCGGCAGGATATGTTTCTCGTTATATCGTTCAGCATAGTACAAGAACAGGTGTCGCATCATCATGGATTTGCCAATACCACCTGTACCACGAATAATTATGTTTCCAAAGTAGTCGCAAGCAAGAAACTCTATAGGTCTGTCCTTTACTTTACCACTCACAGATTCATTAAGTGATTTTACTTTGATGTCATTCGGCACATAGATATCTTTGAAAGGATGCGGTGCCTCAGAATAAAGCAGTGTTTTTACAGTAGAGTAAAAAGCGGTGGCTTTTTCAAGGTATGTGTCAAGCAGATCGGGTTCATGAAGACCGTAGCTACCTCCTGCATTTACAGGTGCGGTAGCGTGTTCTTGTCCATCAAGATAAAACACCTGCTGTGAGTTTACGAATACTCGTCCTTCTTGAATATTCCTTACATCCGCAGCAACACCCGGTGTTATATAGGCAAACGGAATATCCTTTACAGCTTCTTCAAGTGCCGGGTCACGATAGTTTTTCCATTCACATTCCGGTGGCTGAACGGATACCTCTATGCTGTCGATAGTCTTATTGCCTATATTAGACACGAATTTTCTTTCAGAGCGGCTTTCACCGGAGTCATCAAGGAAATGGGAAATGGTATCCACACCCACGGTATTGTCATGGATTTTTGTGATGATATAGTGCCAAACGCCAAGCAAAAAAGAAGGTGTACAGATACATTCAATCTTTCTGAGTTCTGATTTTTTAACGGGCTGTCCGTATGGTCTAACATAAAATAAGGCATCACTTGGAATGGTGATATCTGCTTCAATTAAATCAATAAGGGCTGCAATGAGCCACGGTCCCTTGGTTCCCCAACTGATAGAGTTTTCGAGAAGACCATAGAACAAACCGAGATGTTCATAGTATTTTGTTTTGACCGTATGGTCGAACTGCTGAACAATCTGCTCATCTGTTAATCCAGCAGCGGGAGTATCCGAGGTTCGACACAGCTTATAATCCGAAGTAAATGTATTAAAGGAGCGTCCGGACGGCATCTGAAAGTCCGGATTTACAGAACGAACCAGGCGTGTCATTATCTCTGGATTACTCTTTCCATCGGCAGGTCTGCCTTCGCTCATTCGGGATGCTCTTCTTTGTCCTCTTGCCTCAAACAACAGCACAAGGAAGGTGCCGCCGCAGAGGCGCATATTTAATAAATTGGCCATTGTTTTCTCCTTTATCGTAAAAATTGACATTATTGACACTGTTGACATTATTGAGTGTCAGTGACTATTGAGCCTGACACTGCTGTCCTTATGATTAGTCTCAGAGGGTAACTCCTCTGGGACTTTTTTCTTGCATCCGCAGGTTTCGACTGCAAATGCCATATAGCTACCTTATATTATAACACAAATTTCTGCAAAATTCCAGAAGTTTAAGCGAGCGTTTGCAAATTTTTTATGTCAAAACTTCAAATTTTCGTTTAGCGTGTCTAATCGTTGCACATATCGGTGCAAATTCAAGGGCGCTGAAAGATGTAAGTGGAAAGGAAAACCGTTATTAAAGGTAGGCAGCCGACCTTAAACGGCTGTGAAAAATAAATATCGATTGTCTGAGTGCGCAATTAGGCAAGGGATACACATATCACTTTCGGAACGACTCCTACAGGAGTCTCTGAAAGCGGCACATGGGTAGCCTTACTTTGTTGCGCTCTTTTTTCGGACAAGGTGCCCTGGTGTAGCTGTGTAGACCTGTCTTTCCGCTCAGACGGAAAGGACAATCTATGAAAATCAAAATCCGCTACAACAACGAGTTCCAAAAGTTGGAGGTTGACCGTGATGAGATGTGGGTATCCCTCTCACTTGGCAGCACTGAGGGACTGACTGACTCCGAAATGGAAAAACGCATCCAGGACAAGTTTGATGAGATGTTCAACCGTCCGGAGTATAACAACTGGCATCGCCATGACCGCCACACCACCGGAACGGCAACCCCAAGACGCCTCGATGGAAAAAGAGGCTTTGTACAGGCGTCGGATGAAGAATCGGACGAGCCTGCTACCAACACTATCGACCTTTTCGGTGACAACACTGATACGGAACACAGAGAAAGTCAGTACGAATATGAAGCTCTGTGTGACCTGCTCCGTAAGCGTCTGAAAGCTGACCAAGCCGAACTGCTTATCCAGGTACATATAAATAAGGTTCCGAAACAGGAATACGCAGCCAAGCTGGGTATCAGTCCAAGTGCCGTTTCCCACCGTCTTGAGACCGCCGAGAAAAATTTCAAAAAAATATTTCCGACATCCTCAAGTTTTCGCCTTTCCCGTGGCTTTTAAGTAGAGGGTAATACAAAGAACCCTCGGAAAGGAGTCACGACAAATGAAGCATAATTTGAAAATCAGTGTTTCAAAGAAGCCAAAGGCAGACGGCATTGTAGCTTGCCGTACCATCGGTGTGAGGGAGAGATTCCTGCGTTTCCTCTTCGGTTCAAAACAGAAAATCACAATCCTCGTTCCCGGTGACACAGTGGAGGAAATCGCCATCTGCGAGTTTAAGGAAGGAGGAATCGAAAATGAGCCGTGTTAAGTTGATGCTCGATGTGATTGATGATGTGTGCAATGTAGCAGAGAGTCTGCAGAATCTTGCCGCCAGTCTGAAAACCCTGGTGCAGGCAATCGGTCTGGACGAACAGCCGAAATTGCCGAAGACGGAGGTCAAGGCAGTCCCCGTACCGAAAGCGGACACTCCACAGGAGGAAAAGCCACCGACTCTCGCAGCGGTTCGTGCCGTGCTTGCGGAAAAATCCCGCAGTGGAAAAACCGCCCAGCTAAAGGAACTGCTCATCAAGCATGGGGCCGAAAAGCTGTCGGAAATCAATCCGCAGGAATACAAGTCTCTGCTTGCCGAAGTGGAGGTGTTGTGATGGGAAAACACGCATTACTGTCTGCATCCTCATCGGAAAGATGGCTGAACTGCCCACCCTCCGCGCGTTTGTGCGAGGGGTATGAAGACAAAGGCAGTGACTATGCCGCGGAAGGAACCGATGCACATACCTTGTGTGAGAGCCGCTTGAAACAGGCACTCGGACTTCCTACACAAGACCCAGCGGAGAATCTCTCCTGGTACAACAGCGAAATGGAGGATTGCGCTTGCGGTTATGCCGATTATGTGACAGAACTTTTGGAAACCGCAAAGCAGACCTGCCCGGACCCAGTGGTCATGATTGAACAGAGGGTCAACTTCTCACGCTGGGTCAAGGAAGGGTTCGGAACTGCCGACTGCATTATCATTGCAGACGGGATGATGAACATCGTGGACTATAAGCATGGGAAAGGTGTTGAAGTCAGCGCAGCAGCCAATCCGCAGATGATGCTTTATGCACTGGGTGCCCTTGAGGTCTTTGACGGCATCTACGATATCACGGAAGTCCGCATGAGTATCTATCAGCCGAGAAAAAACAATGTCAGCGTTTGCGTTATGGACAAAGACAGTCTTCTGGAATGGGCGCACAATGACCTGGTCTATAAAGCAAAGCTGGCCTATGAGGGCAAAGGTGACTTCAGCTGCGGTGAATGGTGCCGTTTCTGTAAAGCAAAGGCTGAATGCAGAGAACGCGCCGCCGCTAATCTGGAACTTGCAAAATATGAGTTCAGAGAGCCGCCGCTCCTTGATGATACCGAGATTGCAGATATTCTCGGAAAGGTTGATGCCCTGGCAGCCTGGGCATCCGATGTGAAGGAGTACGCTTTGCACAAAGCCATCTGCGGTCAGGAATGGCCGGGCTGGAAGCTCTGCGAAGGACGCAGCAACAGAAAGTATGTCAGCGAAGATGCCGTTGCACAAGCTGTGCTTGCCGCCGGATATAACCCCTACGAGGAGAAACTCCTGGGTATCACTGCCATGACCGCCACCCTCGGTAAAAAGAAGTTTGCCGAGATTATCGAAAGCAGGGGCTTAATTGAAAAGCCTCAAGGAAAACCCGTATTGGTTCCTATGTCGGATAAGCGTCCGGCTATGAATACAGCAAAACAAGATTTTATTGAAGAATAAGGAGGACAACTATTATGTCAAACAAGATTTCTAACCCTATGAAAGTCATTACCGGTCCTGACACCCGTTGGTCTTATGCCAATGTGTGGGAAGCAAAATCCATCAACGGCGGCGCACCGAAGTACAGCGTCAGCCTCATTATCCCGAAGTCCGATACTGTCACTGTCAACAAGATTAAGGCCGCCATTGAAGCCGCCTACCAGGAAGGCCAGGGCAAGCTGAAGGGCAACGGCAAGACCGTACCTCCCCTCAGTGTACTGAAAACCCCTTTGCGTGACGGAGATCAGGAACGCCCCGATTCCCCTGAGTATGCAGGCTGCTACTTTATCAATGCCAACAGTGCATCCGCTCCCGGTATTGTGGATGCCGACCGCCAGGAAATCATTGACCGCAGCGAAGTGTACAGCGGTGTATACGGCAGAGCCAGTATCAACCTGTATGCTTTCAATTCCAACGGCAACAAGGGCATTGCCTGCGGTCTGAACAATCTCCAGAAGATTCGTGATGGTGAGCCTCTTGGTGGAAAGAGCCGTGCGGCAGATGATTTTGCAATCGATGCGGATGAGGATTTCCTTGCCTGATTTGAATGCACAGTAACCCAGGGGGACGGCGCAGTTTTGCGCTGTCCCTCTTTTGAAAGGAGACACCATGAGAAATCTGGAAATTGATATTGAAACATTCAGCAGTGTTGATCTCTCCAAGTGCGGTGTGTACAAGTATGCCGAAGCGGCGGATTTTGAGATACTGCTGTTTGGCTACAGCATAGATGGCGGTGAGGTTTCTGTAATTGACCTTGCTGCCGGAGAATGTATCCCACCGGAAGTGCTGGATGCGCTTACCGATGATTCTGTTACGAAGTGGGCATTTAACGCTGCTTTCGAGAGAGTGTGTCTGTCCCGCTATCTGTCTGATCTTGGTATCAGCCTTGACCCATATACCGACAACCATCCTCTTTCCCAGGAGTGCGCCGGGTATCTGAATTCCGAAGCGTGGAAATGTTCAATGATTTGGTCGGCATATCTTGGTCTGCCGTTGTCCCTTGAGGGCGTCGGTTCTGTACTTGGTCTGGAAAAGCAAAAACTGTCGGAGGGAAAAGACCTCATCCGATATTTCTGTGTACCGTGTAAGGCTACCAAGTCCAATGGCGGTCGCACCCGTAATCTCTGTTCCCACGACCCGGACAAGTGGAGCCGATTTAAGGCATACAACATCCGTGATGTTGAAACAGAAATGCAGATACAGAAGAAACTGGAGAAATTCCCTGTGCCGGATTTTGTCTGGGAGGAATACCATATCGACCAGGAAATCAATGACCGTAGGATTGCTTTGGATATGGAGCTGGTATCGCAGGCAATCGCAATGGATGAACGCTCCAAGGAAGCATTGACTGATGCCATGAAGCAAATCACGGAACTGGAGAACCCCAACTCCGTGGTACAGATGAAACAGTGGCTTTTGGATAATGGTCTGGAAATGGAGAGCCTTGGCAAAAAGGAAATTGCTGAAGTGCTGAAAACTGCGCCGGAGCATTTGAAAGAAGTGTTGTCTCTCAGACAGCAGCTTGCCAAGTCATCGGTCAAGAAATATCAGGCAATGCAGAATGCCGCCTGCGCAGATAACCGTGCCAGGGGGATGTTCCAATTCTATGGAGCCAACCGCAGCGGTCGATGGGCAGGAAGAATTATACAATTGCAAAATCTCTATCGTAACTCTCTGCCGGATCTGGAACTTGCCCGTGACCTTGTAAAAAGTGGTGAATTTGAAACCATCGAACTTCTCTTTGGTTCTGTACCGGAGGTGCTGTCAGAACTGATACGAACTGCCTTTGTACCGAAACAGGGGTGCAAGTTTATCGTCAGCGATTATTCTGCGGTGGAGGCAAGGGTATTGTCTCACCTTGCGAAGGAAACATGGAGAACGCAGGTCTTTGCCGACGGGAAGGACATTTATTGTGCATCTGCCAGTCAGATGTTCCATGTTCCCGTGGAAAAGCACGGGGTGAACGGACACCTCCGTCAAAAAGGCAAGATTGCTGAATTGGCTCTTGGTTATGGCGGTTCCGTTGGCGCCTTAAAAGCAATGGGTGCTTTGGATATGGGTCTTGCGGAAGAAGAACTGCAGCCCCTTGTGGATGCATGGCGTAGGTCCAATCCAAATATTGTAAAGTTCTGGTGGGATGTTGACCGCTGTGTAAAAACGACCATCAAAGAACGGATTCCCACGGAAGTCAACGGCATTCAGTTTCGCTACCAAAGCGGAATGCTCTTTATTTTGCTTCCGTCCGGCAGACAACTTTCCTATGTGAAACCCCGCATTGGAGAGAATCGTTTCGGTGGAGAGTCGGTTACCTATGAGGGCATCGGTGGGACAAAGAAATGGGAACGTATCGAAAGCTATGGTCCTAAATTCGTGGAGAATATTGTGCAGGCATATAGCCGTGACCTGTTGGCGCATTCCATGAAAACTTTGCGCCATTGTTCCATTGTGGCACACATTCATGATGAAGTTATCGTAGAAGCCGATATGCATATGTCGGAGGCTGTCCTCAGTGAGCAGATGGGCAGAATCCCCGCATGGGCGGAAGGTCTGCTTTTGAGGGCAGACGGCTATGAAACACTTTTTTATAAAAAAGATTAGAAATATCCTCAAGTTTTGTTGCCTCCTGTGGCTAATAAGTAGGGAGTATTCTCCCTGCCTGACACGGGAGGCTTTTTTCCTGTGAATTTATCGCCCATTTGGCAAGGAGGATTTTGAATATGACAGTTTGGAAGGAGGAGCGATTGTGGATGTGCTGCGAATCGAACATGACCGTGGATATATAGAACTCAACATCGAAGCATTCTTTCCGTGTACGCAGAAGAAAGCAAGAATTCTGTTTCCGCTGATATGGAAATGGTGCAGCGAAGAAGCCAAGGCTGCTCTGCTCCGTGAATTGATGGAATTGGCAGACGGCTATGAGGCTCTCTGCAAAATGTATGCAAACGAAGCCGTCAATCATCCGCCACGCTCCAAGGAGTGCAGGCATTTCACATCCGAGTTCAAGAGAACGAACACGCTTTATAGGAGAATGCAGAAAAATATCATCATGCTTAAGGAGGTAACCCCATGAAAGTAAAGATTGCGGTATGTAACCGCAGAACAGACAAGAAATACAAAAACCAGGAGATGGACTGGCAGTATATCTCTAACCGCAATAAGAATCCCGTGCGTACATCCGAGACTGCCGAAGAATATCCGAAGCTCCCCAAGGAACAGCGTAGTAATCTGAAGGACATCGGTGGCTTGGTCGGTGGTTGGCTGAAAGGCGGAATTCGTAAGAACGGCAATGTGCTGTTCCGCACGGTAGGTCTTCTGGATGCAGACCATGTTCCGGCAGGATTTGATTTCTGCGGTGCAGTTCGTGAGGTCTTCGGTGACCTTACTTATTTTATCTACTCCACCCACAGCCACACGCCTGAAAATCAGAGATACCGTCTGGTGTTTCTGCTTTCCCGTGAAGTCAGCGAGGACGAATACCCGGCACTGATGCGTATGGTGGCAAAGCAGATCGGGATGGATTATTTTGATGATTCCACCTACCAGTCAAACCGCATGATGTATTGGGCATCCTGTCCTTCCAACGGAGAATTTGTATTTGAAGAAAATCAGGGACAGCCTCTTGATGTGGACAAGTACATGGCAATGTACGAGGACTGGCGTGACATCTCCCAGTGGCCGACCTCTTCCCGCCAGTCTGAGGTTATAAAGAAGGAAACCAATGCACAGAAGAACCCATTGGAGAAGGAAGGCACAGTCGGCGTATTCTGTCGTGCTTATCCCACCATCCACGAGGTGATGTCTGAGTTTCTCTCCGATGTATATGCTCCCACAGCAAACCCTTCCAGATATGACTATCTGGCGGCGGACTCTGTTGCGGGTGTGGTTATCTATGATGATATTTTCGCCTACAGCCATCATACCTCAGACCCTGCCTGCGGTCAGCTTATGAACGGATTTGACCTTGTCCGTATCCACAAATTCGGTGATATGGACGAGAAGAAGTCTTTCAATGCCATGTGTGAGTTTGCACTCTCTTTGGATAAGGTGAAACTGCAGATTGCTGCCGAGCGCAAGGAAAAAGCAGACTGTGATTTTGAAAATGCGGAAAACTGGGAGGCACTTTTGAAATACCAGCCGAGGAGCAATGTGCTGGAAAACTCCGTGTGGAATGAGATGCTCATTCTGAACAATGACCCCGATTATGCCAACTTTGCCTTTAACGAAATGGCAAACCGTATCCAGGTGACAGGGGCTCTGCCCTGGGAAAGACCGAAGGATAATAAGTTCTGGCGCGATGCAGATACGGCGCAGCTGAAAGCCCATATCGATGTGCGCTATGTTCCATTCTCCAGCAGAAACCACGAAGTCAGCTTTACCAAGGTGGCTGATGACCGCCGTTTCCACCCCATCCGCGATTATCTTGACAGCCTTCCCGCCTGGGACGGTCAAAAGCGTATCGAAGATATCCTGATTAAATACCTTTCTGCCGATGACACCGAGTATGTGAGAACCGTGACCCGCAAGACCTTCGTGGCGGCAGTTGCACGTATCTACAGACCCGGCACGAAATTCGACAGCGTTCTGGTGCTGGATGGCATTCAGGGAATCGGCAAAAGCACCCTGTTCAAGGACCTTGTGGGCGATGAATATTACTCTGAAACCCTCTCGCTGACAGATATGAATGATAAGTCCGGCGCAGAAAAACTGCAGGGATTCTGGATTATGGAGATCGCCGAACTTGCCGGAATGAAGAAAGCGGATATTGAAAAGGTCAAAGCATTTCTGTCGACCTCTGATGACAAATACCGCCCAAGCTACGGCAAGACCGTGGAAAGCCATCCGAGACAGTGCATCATCATTGCCTCCGTTAACGGTGAGCGCGGATACCTGCGCGATATTACAGGAAACCGCCGTTTTTGGGTGGTCAAGCTGAATCAGACCGAGCAGAAAAAGACCTGGCATTTTTCCAAAGAAGACCGTGACCAAATTTGGGCGGAAGCAAAGCACTACTTTGAGAACGGCGAAAAACTGTACCTCGAAGGCGATATGATTTCTGCTGCGGAAGTAGTCCAGCGTGATGCGATGGAAGTTGATGAGCGTCAGGGCATGGTGGAGGAATACCTCGACACCCTGCTCCCGGAGAATTGGGAGTCAATGGATACTTATGCCAGAAGGAACTTTCTGTCTGAAAAAGATGCCCCTACAAGTGTCCGTGGCACGGTACGCAGGGACACGGTAAGCAATGCGGAAATCTGGTGCGAATGTTTCGGGCGCAGCCTTTCGGATTTGAAGCCTGCAGACTCTTATGCGATAGCTGCCCTTATGACCCAGCTTGACGGTTGGCAACGAACCACTAAGGTTCGCAAGCGTTCTCCTTATGGTAAGCAACGCCTTTATGAGAGAACCTGTTGCCTGCCCGAAAATGCTGATAGATAAAGGCTTTTACGGTACAAAGCAACGGTGGTAACAACTATATCCCTTATATTCCAAATGAATAAAAACACTATAAGAGTAACCCCTAAATACCCGCGTAGTAATTATAGGGAGCGTTGTTTCCACCTGTTGCTTGTTTCCGAAGTTCAGAAAGGATGGTGTGCAAATGGATGGGCAGTTTAATGAAAAATACCTGAGAAAATGTCATAAGCGGCTTCGTGAACTTGGTGCGCCCCTTGAGAACTGGAACTGCCGGGAAGTGGTTGATGGTGAGACCGCTGACTTCATCTGTGAACTGTGCAGCTGCCAAAAGGTCAGATATATCCATGTGATGGAGCATCCCGAATACAACGGCGAACTGAATGTGGGCTGTATCTGCGCCGGATACATGGAGGGCGATCTGATAGCGGCAAGAGAACGTGATGATGCCGCCCGAAGGAAAAGCAGTCGCAGAGCCAACTTCCGCAAAAAGAAGTGGGAGGAGCAAGGCGAAAACAGATGGGGAGCAAAATACAAGCGCCGCAGTGTGGTTATTGAACGGGAGGTCTTCCGCGGGAGGGATTTTTACAAAATCCAGATTGATACCGACTGCTACCAGTGGTGGAAAAACCGCCGCATTGAAACACTGGAAGACGCCAAGCTGGTGGTATTTGAACTAATAGATTGGGAGGAAACGCAATGAGAGAAATTATAGTTGAAAGAAAACTGATTACAGCAGTCAAGAAGCGTGGCGGCATCTGCCCTAAGTGGGTATGCCCCGGCTGTGATGGTATGCCTGACCGCATGGTACTGCTGCCGAATGGAAAAATCGGATTTGTGGAGGTAAAGGCTCCGGGAGAAAAGCCGAGAGCCTTACAGCTTGCAAGACATCGGATGCTGAGAAAATTAGGTTTTCTGGTGTTTGTCCTGGATGACCCACAGCAGATTGGAGGGATTTTGGATGCAGTACAATCCGCATGATTATCAAACCTATGCCACGGAATATATTGAGAGCCACCCTATATCAGCCATTCTGCTTTCCATGGGACTTGGTAAAACAAGTATCACTCTGACAGCCGTCAACAATCTGTTGTTTGACAGCTTTGATGTCCACAAGGTTTTAATCATCGGCCCCCTTCGTGTGGCAAGAACAACATGGAAAGATGAAATTCAAAAATGGGATCACCTTGCAGACCTGCGGTATTCCATAGCGGTGGGAACAGTAGCCGAGCGGAAGGCCGCACTTGCCAAGAAGGCTGACATTTATATCATCAACCGTGAAAATGTGCAGTGGCTCGTGGAAGACAGCGGTTATCCCTTTGATTTCGATATGGTTGTGGTGGATGAATTGTCATCCTTCAAAAATCATCAGGCAAAACGATTCAGGGCGCTGATGAAAGTCAGACCCCGTATCAAGCGTATTGTGGGGCTGACGGGTACTCCTTCCAGCAATGGTTTGATGGATTTGTTCGCCGAGTTCAAGCTGTTAGATATGGGTGAGCGTTTGGGGCGGTTCATCGGACAGTTCAGGAATGCCTACTTCACCCCGGACAAGCGAAACGGACAGGTTGTTTTCTCTTACAAGCCTTTGCCCGGTGCGGAAGAAGCCATCTATGAGAAAATCTCCGATATCACCATTTCCATGAAGTCTACCGACCATCTGAAAATGCCGGAACTGATCAGCAGCCAGTATGTGGTGCATTTGTCCCAGGAGGAACGCAGACGCTACGATGAATTAAAAAGGGACCTTGTTTTATCCCTGCCGGATGGTGAGGTTACTGCGGCTAACGCAGCATCCCTTACCGGAAAGCTGTCGCAGATGGCAAACGGAGCAGTATATTCCGATGATGAAAGCGTTGTAAAAATTCATGACCAAAAGCTGGACGCTCTGGAAGACATCATTGAGGCGGCAAACGGCAGACCGCTGCTTGTGGCATATTGGTTCAAGCATGACCTTGTCCGTATCACCGAAAGGCTGAACGAGCGTCATATTCCGTTTGCAAAGCTGGACACTGACAGCAGTATCCGCAGATGGAATAACAGCGAGTATCCTGTGGCACTCATTCATCCGGCATCAGCGGGACACGGACTTAACCTTCAAAGCGGTGGTTCGTTCCTGGTATGGTTCGGTCTGACCTGGTCTTTGGAACTGTATCAGCAGACCAATGCCCGCCTCTGGCGTCAGGGTCAGAAATCGGAAACCGTGGTGATTCAGCACATTATTACGGAAGATACCATTGATGAACGCATCCTGAAGGCACTTTCCGAGAAGGACAGCACACAGCAGTCCCTGATTGATGCGGTAAAAGCAAATCTGTGAAAATCTGAGACAACCAACGACAATCTGAGCCAATCCGAGGAAACTAAATCATCGGAGGTGCAGATTATGCCTAAAGCATACAAAAATCCTACGGAAGATGCCGCCATCGGCAATATTATCCGAGAGGAAAGAAGAAAGAAAAGAAAACGTGAAAGGCAGCGTGAAAACCGCCGCAAAAAGGATAATTTCAAGAACAGCGAGGTGAAGCATAATGAGTCCATATGAAACCCTCGCTAATGCCATTATTGAACTTGCCGCAAAAGACTATCGGAATGCACTGAAAGACCTGCAAAAGAATCCGCAGCATCATGCTGCCCGGCAGATGAAGTCCGAATGTGAGCGTTTCTTCCGTTCTCCCTGGTACGAAGCATTGACTACGGTAGACGGTGAGATGTTAATCCGAATGCTACAGAAGGAGGTGCTTTCCGAATGACTGCCAAGGAATATCTGCAACAGGCATATCACTTAGACCAGAAAATTGTCAGCAAGCAGCGTCAAATAGAGGCTCTTCGTGAAATTGCCACCAACTGTTCTCCGAATATGACGGGTATGCCGAGAAATCCAAGTCCGAGCCGTTCTCCCATGGCAGATGCCATTTCCAAGCTTGTAGACATTGAGTCTGAACTGAAAACGGAGCTGGCGCACCTTCTTCAGCTGAAGGTAGAGGCACTGACCGTTATCCGTCGTGTGGAGACTGACGAATATAAACTGCTACTGGAAAAACGATATCTTTGTTATGAAAGTTGGGATGACATTGCCCTTGACCTCAATTGTTCCGTCAGCTGGACACTGAAGTTACATCGCAAAGCTCTCAGGGCAGTGGACGCAATTTTATCCGAAAAAAGCAAAGAGGATAGTAAAGTCCACTAAAGTCCACTATAAGGCACACCCCGCATAGTGGTATCCTTACAATAGCGAAGTAGAATACAGAACAGCCTCATGGGAGCAATCCCGTGGGGCTGTTCTTATGCCCCAAGGAGGTGAAACGGGTGCCAAGAAAACCAAAGCGACCGTGTTCTTTCCCCGGCTGTCCCAATCTTACGGACGGTAGGTTCTGCGAGGAACATGAGAAACAGGAAAACAAACGCTACGAGAAGTACGACCGTGACCCCGCTGTAAAGAAACGCTACGGCAGAGCATGGAAACGCATCCGTGATTCCTATGCCGCCGCCCATCCGCTGTGTGAGCAGTGCCTTGCCGAAGGGAAGTACATTCCGACCGAGGAAATCCATCACAAGCTGCCGCTCTCCAAGGGTGGCACCCATGACCGGGATAACCTCATCGCACTGTGCAAGTCCTGTCATGCGAGAATCCATGCCAAGGACGGTGACAGATGGCATCAGAACTGACCCCAGGGGCGGTCTGAATCTCTACGGGCCTTCTGTCCCGGAACGGGCGTGGGGTCTTACGCACAAAAAGCGGTATTCAAACGGGTATATAAGGCCCCAAAGCAAAGCGAGGTGATTATTTTGGCGAAAGACGGAACAGCAAGAGGCGGTGCAAGACCAGGCAGCGGTCCCAAACGCAAGGCTCTGACGGAGAAAATCTCTGCGGGCAAGACTGCCCAGGTGATTGAACTGCCGGAAGGCGCATCCCTTGAGGGTGTAGATATGCCGCCCGTCAAGGAATACATGAAAGCAAAGCAGAAAAACGGCGGCGACCTGTGCGCCGAGGAGATTTTTGCGGAAACCTGGGTGTGGCTGAAAAAAGTCGGCTGCACGGACTATGTGAATACGCAGCTTGTCAACCAGTACGCCATGTCGGTTGCCCGTCAAATCCAGTGTGAGCAGTGTATCTCCGAGTACGGCTTTCTTGCAAAGCATCCGACCACGGGAGCAGCCTGCCAAAGTCCCTATGTGGCAATGCTCCAACAGTTTACAAAACAGGCAAACCAGTCCTGGTATCAGATTTATCAGATTGTGCGGGAGAATTGCTCCGTGGAGTATTCGGGATCAACCCCTGCTGATGATGTGATGGAAAGACTGCTGCGCTCAAGGAAAGGAACGTGACTATGATTGAAAAAGTAAATCCGGGCCACCCGGACAAAGTGGCGGACCGCATCGCAGGTGCGATTGTGGACTTGGCTTACAGAGCCGAGAAAAATCCGAAGATTGCCGTGGAGGTGTTGATTGGACATGGCAGGTGTCATGCGATTATCGAAACCACGGCACAGATGAATGAAGCAGATATCTGCAGTGCCGTTGCTCGTATTACAGGCAATGTGGAAACCGACATTGTGATTGTTCCGCAGGATGCACACCTCTCGGATAACCAGGCGGATGGTGTTCGCTGTGGTGACAACGGTATCTTTAAGGGTATGCCGCTGACGGCAGAACAGAAGGAACTCTCGCAGATTGCTCATAAAATCTATGAAAAGTATCCGGCAGATGGAAAGTACATTCTTGACGGCATTCGCCTGATCATCTGTCAGAGCAATGCCGACAGCGAAGAATTGAAAAACACATATCCGGGTGCTGAGGTTAATCCGCTCGGTGACTGGACAGGCGGCACGGATGTGGATACAGGCGCCACCAACCGCAAGCTGGGCAGTGATATGGCTGACTCCGTTACCGGAGGCGGTCTGCACGGCAAAGATCTCTCCAAGGCAGATGTCAGCGTGAACATTTACGCTTTCCTCAAGGCACAGGAAACGGGCTATCCGGTGGAACTGTGCTGTGCCATTGGTGACGATACCGTGGATGGCATCCCCTATGAAGAAGTGGTCGCCATTGCGAGAGACTTCATCCGGGACATGGGCGGCTTTGAGAAGTTCGCTGAATGGGGTCTGTACTAAGGAGGGGCTTATGGGAAGAACAACTACGCAGATGGATTTGGTACCCATCTCAAAACTTGTACCATATATCAATAACGCCCGCACCCACTCCCCGGAACAGATTATGAAGCTCCGCTCTTCTCTCAGGGAGTTCGGTTTCATCAATCCCGTCATCATCGATAAGGACTACGGCATCATCGCCGGACATGGCCGTGTGATGGCCGCCAAGGAAGAAGGCATCGAGGAAGTGCCGTGTGTGTTCGTGGATTATCTCACCGAGGCACAAAAGAAAGCCTACATTCTTGCCGACAACCGTATGGCAATGGATGCAGGCTGGGATGAAGCGCTGTTGAAGGTTGAAATCGAGGCTTTGCAGGGCATGGACTTTGATGTGGGTCTTGTGGGCTTCGAGGATGATGAGATCGCAGATCTCTTCGCCGGGGACGATGATTCCGATGTGGAGGATGATGATTTCGATTTGAACGATGTGCTGGAACAGGCTGCCTTTGTGCAGCGCGGGGATGTATGGACGGTCGGCAGACACAGGCTCATGTGCGGTGATGCCACAAGCGCCGGGGATGTTGCCACGCTCATGGACGGAAAGAAAGCCAATCTTGTGCTGACGGACCCGCCCTACGGCGTTTCTTTCAAATCCTCGGATGGACTTTCCATTGAGAATGACTCCATCAAGGGCGAAGAATTCTATCAGTTCCTGCTGTCCGCATTTCAGAACATGGCTGCCCACCTGGAAAAAGGCGGTGCCGCATACATTTTTCATGCGGATACCGAGGGTCTGAACTTCAGAAAAGCCTTTGTGGATGCGGGGTTCCACCTTTCCGGCTGCTGCATTTGGGTAAAAAACTCCCTGGTGCTTGGCAGGTCGGATTATCAGTGGCAGCACGAACCCGTGCTTTACGGCTTTCTTCAGAACGGCAAACACTACTGGAGCAAGAACGCAGGCAGAAGCCAGACCACCATCTGGAACTTCGATAAGCCGAAGAAGAATAAGAACCATCCGACTTCCAAGCCGCTCGACCTGCTTGCCTATCCGATTGGCAACTCCAGCCGTGAGAACGCCATTGTCATCGACACCTTCGGCGGTAGCGGTTCTACCTTGATGGCCTGTGAGAAAACAAACCGCATCTGCCACACCATGGAACTGGACGAAAAGTACGCATCCGTCATTCTTCGAAGATTCGTGGAGGATACAGGCGATGCCGACAGCGTCTATGTGATTCGTAACGGTGTGCAGATTCCTTACGCCGACCTTGTGAAGGAGGTTGGTACAGATGAATAAGGAACCGATGACCCTCGGAAGCCTGTTTGACGGCTCCGGGGGCTTTCCTTTGGGCGGAGTGCTTTGTGGAATCACTCCGATATTTGCTTCAGAGGTGGAACCATTTTCGATTCGTGTAACAAGTAAGCGTTTCCCTCAGATGAAGCACTTGGGTGACATCTCCACTATTCACGGTGCAGAGATTGACCCCGTGGATATCATCACATTTGGGTCGCTCTGCCAGGATATGAGCGTGGCAGGAAAACGCAGCGGTCTGGACGGCTCCCGTTCCTGCCTGTTCTACGAAGCAATCCGAATCGTAAAAGAAATGAGGTGCAAAACCAATGGACAAAAACCAAGATATATCGTGTGGGAAAATGTCCCAGGCGCTTTCTCTTCAAATTCCGGGGATGACTTCAAAGCCGTCCTCGAAGCAGTCGCGTCCGTCAAAGGTGACTATGCTGTCCCTTGTCCTCCAAAAGGAAAATGGACAGGCGCCGGAGAAATCCTGGGAGATGATTTCAGTATCGCCTGGAGATGTGTTGACGCGCAGTTTTGGGGAGTTCCCCAAAGAAGAAGACGTATCTATCTTGTCGCAGATTTTAACGGTGGGTGTGCCGGAAAAATACTATTTGAGTCAGAAGGCCTGTTTAGGAATCTTGAGGCGAGCGTCTGCCCGTGGAAAAGAACTGCCGGAACTTCTGAAGAAGGCGCTTCTGCGACAGGCATCGCGCTGAATGACCAGGGCGGAAACCGTATGGATGTGACGGAGGGCTATACTTCCACACTCCGTGCCGAAGCACACCATCCGCCTTGCGTGATGGAATCGGCAGGGTTCTGCACAGAGCATTCCGCTGGCAGCCGCGGCATTGGATACGAAGAAGAAAAAGCGCCGACCCTCCGTGCCGGAGTCGTTCCCGCTACCGTGTATGAGAACCATTCACAGGACTGCCGTTATACCGGTCCCCTCGATGTGGCGCAGACGGTTCTCTCCACCTTTGGCACAGGCGGTAACAATCAGCCTTTTGTGGTGGAAACCCCGAAGACATTAAAAATCCGCTCCGGCTGTGAAGGCGGCGGTAAAGGTGCGCTGATTCAGGATAATCTGTCAGCCACACTTTCCTGCAACAACGATCAGACGCTGTTTGTACCAAAAGCCTACGGCATCTGCTCCAAGGACAGCAATTCCATGAAATCCGCAAATCCGCACAGTGGGTTCTATACGGCAGATACCTCCCGCACCTTGGACGGCAATGGTGGAAATCCATCCTGCAATCAGGGCGGCATCGCCATTGTGGAGGGCAACGGTTCCCGTCCTTCCCACCACGGCAACGGCTATGCGGAAAGCGAAGTCATGTATACCTTAAATACGGTGGACAAGCACGCCATGGCTTACGGCATTGACCGGGCTGCCTTTAACCATGGCAGGAATGCACAGTACGGATTTGCCGTTGAGGAGGAAACCCAGCCGACCATGGTTGCCAAAGGACCAGGTGCTGTTGCCGCACCGACCTTCTCAAGCAGCAAGGCGTCCTTTTTCACTTCTGCCGAAGAAGAACTGGCAAACACTCTGGTTGCTACGGATTACAAAGACCCGCCTCTCGTCAACGATACCGATGATGACCTGGAATACATTGTCCGCAGGCTCACTCCTACGGAATGTGCAAGGCTGCAGGGATTCCCGGACTGGTGGTGCGATGACCTTGACACCAAAGTGCCTTCCGAAGAGGAACTTGCCCGTTGGGCGGATATCTTTGAAACCCATCGTAAGATTATGGGTACTTCCGGTAAGTCGAAGACCAAAAAGCAAATCTTCAAGTGGTTGCAGAACCCCCATTCCGACTCTGCCGAGTACAAGATGTGGGGCAACGGCGTGGCACTCCCCAATGTGGTTTATGTGCTGACAGGCATCGTGTACTATACACAAAATGAGGCGAAATAACCCCACAGAAATCGTCCCCGGTATCTGCACATACAACTTGCTATTTACGGGCTTTAGAGTGATATATGTAGTACCGAAAAATTAAAGGAGGATTTCCACTATGAAGATTATGTACAACGCAACCGACAGAAAGCCGTTGGTCAAGGCCATCAGCGAATTTACCGGAGCCAAAGCGGTCTACATGAAAACCCCGACCTACGCCTACCAAATCGACTACTTCACCGTCACCCGCGAGGGTAACCTGCAGTTCGATGACATGGCAGACAGCGGGGAGATTGAAAACCTCATCAAGTTCCTGGCACAGAAAGGCTTTACCGCAGAGAGTTCCGCCTATGACAGCGAACAGCAGGAACCCGTTATGGAGGGTGAGGAACCAGCGGAGGATTGCCCTCCGGCATACCTTACCGAAGACCCTGCCGAGCCACAGGAGGAAAACGAGACCACCGCGGTTTGTATTTCCTTGCCTCGCAGTCTTTTCACCGAGGCGGGCATCGACAACCTCAACGCACTCCTCACTGCCAAAGGGGCGCTCATTCAGAAAGCCCTGGGTATTGACAGCCTTCCCGTTGAAGTAACGGATGAGACAATCGCATTTCCCTGGTTCGCCACTGTTCCTGCTCCGGATGAAATGACAGCCTACGAAACCTTTATCTGCAAGCTGTGCGAAATGGCACGGAATCAGAAACGCATCTCCAGCACCGAAAAGGCGGTGGACAATGAGAAGTACGCTTTCCGCTGCTTCCTTCTTCGTCTTGGTTTCATCGGCAACGAGTACAAGACCGAACGCAAGATTCTGCTCCGCAACCTTTCCGGCAGCAGTGCTTTCAAGGGAGGTGCGAAGAATGAGATTTCCGAATAAAGACATTGTGGAGAGCATCCGCAAGCATTATCCGGTAGGCTGCCGTGTGGAACTGGTGCAGATGGACGATGTCCAGGCGCCTCCCATTGGAACCAAGGGAACTGTCCGTGGGGTCGATGATACGGGCTCCATCATGGTTCGCTGGGACAACGGCTCCGGCCTCAATGTCGTGTACGGTGTCGATATTTGTCGAAAGGTGGCGAACGGCAATGACTGAGAAAATCAAGGAACAAATCCTCAACATCCGTGCCACCGAAAAAACCAATATGTTCGATGTTACGATGGTGCAGTACCTTGCCAACGGGTATGGCTACTACGAATTGGTGGTGTACTTGGAGGAACACCGCTCCGAATATGTGCATTTCATCCTTACGGGAGAAGCATAAAGTGCTGTAAAATCCACATTTTCTCCACTGAGAGATTGTGTAGTTTATGCTCAGATATAACTTGCTATTATGTGCTTTTAGAGCGAATATGGGTGTACCGAAAGGGAAAACAAAAGCATTCAGGAGGAACACACCATGTGGAAAGAAGGAACAATCGGCATCCCCAAGAAGGACGGCGGATATAAGGCGGTCCACTACTGGATTAAGGTCTATGATGAAGGCAGCGAGTTCGGCATCAACGGCGGCAGAATTTCCAAGCTGACACTTAAGATGGACGGCAAAACCATCGCCAACTATGACAGAGGTTGGGACATCGAGCCAACTTGCGAAGAAGCCAACCTTGCCCTTTGTATTCTGCTGAACGAACACAACTAAACAAAAATCCTGCATAAGGTCAGGACGGAGCCGGAAGGCTCTGTTCCTCGTATACGACAAGTCGCACCAGTGATGGTGGCGGCTATTTTTATTGCCATTTTGAAGGGAGTGACGGCATTGCGAAATCTGAAAAAGTACAAACCCACCCGGTTCAAGGCAAAGAATTCCCACTACGATGCGGATGCCGCCGACTTTGCGGTTGCATTTATCGAGAGCCTGTGCCACACCAAAGGCACCTGGGCGGGAAAGCCATTTGAACTCATCGACTGGCAGGAACAGATTATCCGAGATGTGTTCGGAACGCTCAAGCCAAACGGCTACCGCCAGTTCAATACCGCCTATATCGAAATTCCGAAGAAACAGGGCAAATCAGAACTTGCCGCTGCGGTGGCGCTTCTGCTGACCTGCGGTGACGGTGAGGAACGCGCCGAGGTTTACGGCTGCGCTGCCGACCGTCAGCAGGCCTCCATCGTTTTTGAGGTTGCCGCCGATATGGTGCGGATGTGTCCGGCACTGAATAAGCGGGTGAAAATCCTGGCATCCCAAAAGCGAATTATCTATCAGCCGACCAACAGCTTTTACCAGGTGCTGTCGGCAGAAGCATATTCCAAGCATGGTTTCAATATCCATGGCGTTGTCTTTGATGAGCTGCATACACAGCCGAACCGAAAACTCTTTGATGTTATGACCAAAGGCTCCGGTGATGCCCGTATGCAGCCCTTGTATTTTCTGATCACCACGGCAGGCACAGACACCAACTCCATCTGCTACGAAACACACCAAAAGGCAAAGGATATTCTGGAGGGAAGAAAAATCGACCCTACTTTCTACCCGGTCATCTACGGTGCAGACGAATCGGATGATTGGACGGATCCAAAAGTGTGGAAGAAAGCCAACCCGTCCCTGGGCATTACCGTGGGCATCGATAAGGTGAAAGCCGCCTGCGATTCCGCAAAGCAAAATCCCGGTGAGGAGAACTCCTTCCGGCAGCTTCGTCTGAATCAATGGGTGAAACAGGCAATCCGCTGGATGCCAATGGACAAATGGGATAAATGCTCCTTTGCCGTCAATGAGGAAGATCTGGAAGGCCGTGTCTGTTACGGTGGTCTTGACCTTTCCTCCACAACGGATATCACGGCATTTGTCCTGGTATTTCCACCCCTTGACGAGGAGGACAAATACATCATCCTGCCATACTTCTGGGTGCCGGAGGATACCCTCGACCTGCGTGTCCGCCGTGACCATGTTCCCTACGATGTATGGGAGCGGCAGGGTTATCTGCAAACCACCGAGGGCAATGTAGTCCACTACGGCTACATTGAGAAATTCATCGAGCGGCTTGGCGAACGGTTCAACATCCGAGAAATCGCCTTTGACCGTTGGGGTGCTGTGCAGATGGTGCAGAACCTTGAGGGCATGGGTTTTACGGTAGTCCCTTTCGGACAGGGCTTCAAGGATATGTCCCCACCGACCAAGGAACTGATGAAGTTGGTGCTGGAGCAGAAACTTGCCCACGGCGGCCATCCGGTGCTGCGGTGGATGATGGACAACATCTATATCCGCACCGATCCCGCCGGAAATATCAAGGCAGACAAAGAAAAATCCACAGAGAAGATTGACGGTGCCGTTGCCACCATTATGGCTCTCGACCGTGCTATCCGCTGTGGAAATTCTTCCACGGAGTCTGTTTATGACAATCGTGGGATTTTGTTTATATGAGAGGAGCGTGAATGCTTATGGGAATTTTATCTGGAATATTTAAGGCTCGTGACAAGCCTGCCAATGCCACCTCCGGCAGTGCCTACCGTTTCTTCCTGGGTGGCTCGACCGCAGGCAAGAATGTCAATTAACGCTCTGCCATGCAGATGACAGCGGTGTACTCCTGCGTGAGAATCCTGTCAGAGGCGGTGGCGGGGCTACCGCTGCATTTGTATCAATACATTGAGAATGGCTCCAAGGAGAAGGCAATCAAGCACCCCTTGTATTTTCTGCTCCACGATGAACCAAACCCGGAAATGACATCCTTTGTTTTCCGCGAGACCCTTATGACCCATCTGCTTTTGTGGGGAAATGCCTATGCACAGATCATCCGCAATGGCAAGGGCGAGGTCGTGGCGCTGTACCCGCTGATGCCCAACCGCATGACGGTAAACCGCGATGACACAGGGCAACTCTATTATGAATACCAGACCTCAAGTGACGATGCCAAAACCACCAAGGGCGGAACAGTCCGTCTGAAGCCTACCGATGTGCTTCACATTCCGGGACTCGGCTTTGACGGTCTGGTGGGCTACAGCCCCATTGCGATGGCCAAGAATGCGATTGGTCTTGCCATTGCCACGGAGGAATACGGAGCCAAGTTCTTCTCCAACGGTGCTACACCGGGCGGACTGCTTGAATATCCGGGAACGGTGAAGAACCCGGATGCTATCCGTGAATCCTGGAATAAGGGCTTCGGCGGTAGCAGCAATTCTAACAAGGTGGCCATTTTGGAAGAAGGCATGAAGTACACGCCTATCTCCATTTCACCCAATGAGGCACAGTTCCTTGAAACACGAAAATTTCAAATCAATGAGATTGCTCGAATTTTCCGAGTCCCTCCGCACATGGTGGGTGACCTGGAAAAATCGAGCTTTTCTAATATTGAGCAGCAGTCTTTGGAGTTTGTGAAATACACCCTGGAGCCCTGGCTGATCCGTTGGGAGCAGTCAATGGCACGGGCGCTGATTTCTCAAAAGGACAAGGCTGCTTATTTTATCAAGTTCAATGTGGATGGTATTCTTCGCGGTGACTACCAGAGCCGTATGTCCGGTTATGCGACCGCAAGGCAGAACGGTTGGATGAGCGCCAACGATATCCGGGAACTTGAGAATCTTGACCGTATCCCTGCCGAAGACGGCGGTGACCTATATCTCATCAACGGAAACATGACCAAATTGGCAGATGCGGGAATATTTGCAAATACAAGCGGAGAGGAGGAAAAATCCGATGAAGAAGTTCTGGAACTGGAAAACCCAGACAGTGACCAATCAGGAGACGCAGGAACAGACAACCGAAAGGACGCTGTTTCTGAACGGGACCATCGCAGAGGAAAGCTGGTTTGACGATGATGTAACACCGAGGCTGTTTAAGGAGGAACTCACATCCGGCAGCGGTGACATCACCGTCTGGATCAACTCGCCCGGTGGGGACTGCATCGCTGCCGCCCAAATCTACAATATGCTGATGGATTACAAGGGCAATGTCACCGTCAAGATTGATGGCATTGCGGCTTCAGCGGCCAGTGTCATTGCCATGGCAGGCACCAAGGTGCTGATTTCCCCGGTATCTATGCTGATGATTCACAACCCCATGACAGTGGCTTGTGGCAATTCCGCAGAAATGCAGAAGGCCATTGCTATGTTGGACGAGGTTAAGGAATCCATCATCAATGCCTACGAAATCAAGACCGGACTTTCCCGCGCCAAGCTGTCCCACCTCATGGATGCGGAGACCTGGATGGATGCAAACAGCGCCATTGAGTATGGGTTCGCCGATGAAGTCATGCAGAGAGCCATCACCGATGAGGTGGAAATCCCAACGGTCAGCATGGTGTTTTCCCGTGCGGCTGTGACCAACTCCCTTATGGAGAAGCTGGCAGCCAAGTGCAAAATCGCACCGAAAACAGAAGAACCCACAGAAAAAACCACAGCCGATTCCCTTATGGAACGGCTCAATCTTATCAAAAACTGGAGGTAATGGATTATGACTATTTTGGAAATGCGTGAGAAGCGCAACAAGGCATGGGAGGCTGCAAAGGCCTTCGTGGAAACCAAGCGTGACAAGGACGGCCTGCTCTCCGAGGAGGATGCCAAGACCTATGCTGCTATGGAGCAGAAGGTCAAGGATATCGGCGCTGAAATCGACCGTATGCAGGCAATGGAGGAAATGGAGAACGCCCTCAATAAGCCTGTGAACACTCCCATTGTGGCAAAGCCTATGAAGGCTGACGGCAATGAAAAGGCCAAGACCGGACGTGCCTCTGATGAGTACCGTGAGGGTATGCTCAAGGCGCTCCGCTCCAACTTCAAGCAGGTATCCAATGTACTGCAGGAAGGCGTGGATGCCGATGGCGGTTATCTGGTACCGGAGGAGTACGATAACCGTCTGATTGATGTACTCGACCAGGAGAACATCATGCGTAAGCTCGCCACAAAGATTACCACTTCCGGTGAGCATAAAATCAACATCGCAGCCACCAAACCTGCGGCATCCTGGATTGAGGAGGGAGGCGCACTGACCTTTGGTGACGCTACCTTCTCTCAGATTCTTCTGGATGCCCACAAGCTTCATGTGGCAATCAAGGTCACCGAGGAATTGCTCTATGACAATGCCTTCGGCCTTGAGAACTACATCATCACCCAGTTCGGTAAGGCACTGGCCAATGCCGAGGAGGATGCCTTCTTTAACGGTGATGGCGTGGGCAAGCCTCTCGGCCTGTTTGCGGAAAATGGCGGTGGCCAGATCGCGGAGACCCTTACCGCAGCTATCAAGGCTGACGATATCATCAACCTTGTGTATGCCCTGAAGCGTCCTTACCGTAAGTCTGCGGCATTTATCATCAACGATAAGAACATCGCGGCCATCCGTAAGCTGAAGGACAACAACGGTGCCTACATCTGGCAGCCTTCCGCACAGGCGGGTGAGCCTGACCGTCTGTTTGGATATCCTGTGTACACCTCTGCGTATGCGCCTGAGAATGCCATCGCCTTCGGTGACTACAAGTATTACAACATCGGTGACCGTGGTACCCGTTCCTTCAAGCAGCTTGTGGAACTGTTCGCAGGCAACGGCATGATTGGCTATGTGGCCAAGGAGCGCGTGGACGGCAAACTCATCCTCCCCGAAGCCGTACAGATTCTGAAGCTGAAGGCAGACACTGCTGCCTAAGTAAAATACCAATGGCGGTGCTTCTGAAACAAGAGGCACCGCTCCTTTTCCCGGATTGAGGTGGTGATAGACATGATTGTAACTTTGGAAGAAATGAAACAGTACCTGCGGGTGGATTTCCCGGAGGATGATTCTCTCATTGAGCATCTGATTTCCGGCGCTGAAAAAATGTGCATGGACATTATTCGAACCGAGGACATTGATACGCTCAAGGCAGTGTCAAATGCAAAAACGGCAGTTTTCTATGCGACAGCCTATCTGTATGAACATCGTGAGGAGGCCGACCACCATGCGCTTACCATCACCCTCCGCTCCCTGCTGTTTGGCTCCCGGAAGGAGGCCTTCTGATGGATATCGCCGCGATGAATGAACGCATCTTGATTCAGAAAAGCACAGTGGTGACAGACCGGATTGGAAACCGCACCAACGGCTGGTCGGACTTCTACTCCTGCTTTGCCACCATCAGCGACTCCACTGGCAAAAGCAATGCCGAGGAGTCTGTGGCAGGTCTTGTGGTGGATACCTCCGACATCAACTTCACGGTTCGCTTTTGCAATCAGGCAATGGCGGTGAACACCACGGGATACCGCATTATCTGGCGGGGCGAGACCTACAACATTCAGAAAATCGACCACCTGAACATGAAAAAACACGCCTTGAAGTTCCGGTGTGAGAAAGTGAGGTCGTAGGTATGAGCAGTAATCGAGTGAATATTGACAGCCTTGCTGCCGAGGTGATGAAAGGCCTGACGGAGTATGCAGACCTTGCCACAGACGATATGAAAAAGGCGGTCAAGGATGCCGGAAAAACCGTGCGAAAGGAAATCCAGTCCGGCGCTCCCTCTGATACGGGAGCCTACGCAAAAAGCTGGGCAGTAAAGACCGTCAAGGAAACCTCCAACAGTCTGGAACTCACCGTCCATTCCAAAAACCGCTATCAGCTAGCGCATCTCTTGGAATTCGGTCATGCCAAGCGTGGCGGCGGTCGGGTATCCGGCAAAGCTCATATTGCCCCGGCAGAGGAACTTGGCATCAAGGAACTGGAGCGCTCTATCGAGAAGGCACTGAAAGGATGATGCTATGGATGAACTATTAAAAATGCTGGGAGAAATGCAGATTCCCTTTGCCTATGACCATTTTGCAGAAGGAGAATCCCCGGACCCGCCCTTCCTTTGCTATCTGCTTCCCGGCAGCAACAACTTCTCCGCAGATGGCAGGGTCTACTACAAGATTTCCGAAGTGCATATCGAGGTCTACACCGATTTGAAGGACTTGTCGGTGGAGGCCGCTGTGGAAGCCGTGCTGGATGAGCATGGCATTTTTTATAACAAGTCCGAAATTTGGATTGACAGCGAGAAGCTGTACGAAGTCCTGTACACATTTGAAATGGAGGTCTGACGAATGGCAGATAAGAACAACAAAGTCAAATACAACCTGAAAAACACGCACTATGCGATGCTGACCATCGGTGAGGACGGCACTGTTACTTACGGCACACCGACACCGATGCCCGGTTCTGTTTCCATCTCCCTGGATGCAAACGGTGAGCCGGAAAACTTCTATGCCGATGGCATTGCCTACTATGTCATCAACAACAATATGGGCTATGACGGCGATCTGGAACTGGCAATGATTCCGGAGAGCTTCCGTACCGAAGCCCTCAAGGAGGAACTGGATGCCAACGGTGTTCTGATTGAAAATGCCGATGTGGAACTGGCATCCTTCGCCCTCCTGTTTGAGTTCGATGGTGACCAGAAGCACATCCGTCATGTGCTGTATAACTGTGCCGCATCCCGTCCCGGCATTGAAGGTAAGACCAACGAGGACTCCCGTGAGGTGCAGACGGAAACCCTGACCATCAAGGCAACCCCTCTGGTGGGCGGTCTGGTCAAGGCGAAAACCGGAAACACCACGGATGCCACGGTCTATGCCGATTGGTACAAGGCTGTGTATATGCCTGCAGCAAAAGATGCAGCCCCTGTTGAAGCTGCCGGAAATGGGGAGGGTTAAGCCATGAGTATGATTCAGAACATTGAGATTGACGGCAAGCAGGTGCCTTTCCGGGCATCTGCCGCCATTCCCCGTATCTATCGCATGAAGTTCAATCGTGACATCTACAAGGACTTGAAAGCCCTGGAATCGTCCATCGGAGAAAACAGTGAGGATGCCTCCGGGCTGGATATGTTCTCTTTGGAGATGTTTGAGAATATCGCCTATGTCATGGCGAAACACGCCGACCCCACCATTCCCAATACCTGTCTCTTATACACATCTCCGAG